GCCCTCTACCGGGCGCGGGCAAAACAAGAAGGCCCAAGTTGCCACTCTATTCGGAGCTACAAAGTGAACGATACCCTGTTGCAGCGGCCAGGCCGCCTCATCCGTCTGGGCGACGCGCTCTCCCAGTTCTTCAACGTCCTCATCTTCAACGGCGACGCGAACTACAGCATCAGCGGCGACGCGCACCGCTTCAAGCGCCTTGGCCTTGAGCGGTTCATCGATGCGCTCTTCAGTTCGTTCGAAACGAACCACTGCGAACGCGCATATTGGGCGGACATTGCCCGCGCCTACAGCATCGTCGAAGAGAGCCAGCAATGAGGCGTTTCTTTAATTCTGAGCGCGCTTAATCCTACATGGTGTACACTGCTCTCTGAGATCATATCCCACCAAGGGAGCGGACTATGCGGAAGATTGACGTTACTGGGAGCCGGTTCGGTAGGTGGACCGTCCTGCGCCGTGTTTGTGGGGCAAATCCGACTAAATGGCGCTGTGTCTGCGATTGCGGCACTGAGAAGGATGTCCTCTATCAGAACCTTAGACGCGGTCTTAGTGTGTCGTGCGGATGCTATAGAAGCGATTGGACCTCTGAAGCCAAAACAACCCACGGACTTCGCGGGACCCCGGAATACAGCGTTTGGTCGAAGATGCGTCAGCGTTGCGAGGACCCGGGGGACCGCGCCTACTCGCGTTACGGCGGGCGCGGCATCTACGTATCCCCTGAGTGGACGGACTACGGCAGGTTCTATGATGACATGGGGCCTCGGCCTACCCCAGAGCACAGTATCGATCGTATAGATAACGATGGGCCGTATTGTGCAGAGAACTGTCGTTGGGCCACGCGACAAGAGCAGGCGAACAATAAGCGCAGTAATCGCCTTCTTACCGTCGCCGGCGAGACCCTCACTATGGCGCAGGCTGTCGGCCGATATGGCGTACCGTACAGCGCACTACAGGCTCGGTTGAACGCAGGGTGGTCTGACGAAGACGCAGTGTTCCGGCCGAAACGTGAGATGACGAGCGAGGCGAGGCGCGGTAGGCGCCTCGTCGTCGGCGGCGTGGACATGACTGTAGCCGAAGCCTCAAAAATTTACGGTATCAGTTACGGGGCGCTATCTCACCGACTGGACGCCGGGTGGGACCCCGACGAGGCTGTTTCATTGCCAAGTATTCGAGCCCCAAAAAGGGGATGAGATTCAGGGACTTGCTATTGATATAAGTGATTTTTATCGGCATACTCTAAGGGAAATCCTCGGAGTATGTCCAATGAGCGCTAGCTCGCACTCAGCCGAACCGGCCGCCGTTGCTTTAGCCAAGCTGGCCCCGCCCACGTCTGTTAGCCTCGTTACCCTTTTTGGGTACGGTTTATCTGACTGGATTCTGTTCCTAACTGCAGCCTACACCCTTGTACTTCTGATTCACAAGATCCTTGTGACCGTCAAGGAGTTTCTCCCAAAACCCACTGTTGCTGCTGAGGCTAAACAGCAGAGCGATTCCTACCGAGCGCCCAGACTGGGAAAGCCCGGCGATGATTAAGCGCACGCTGGTCGCCTCCCTCGTACTGTCCGCCTCGGCCTTCGTCGGGATCGCTACGCACGAGGGTTATCGGGGCGACGCCTACATTCCGGTTCCAGGCGACGTGCCAACTCTGGGTTTTGGCACGACAGAAGGCGTCAAGATGGGAGACAAGATCACACCGCCCAAAGCCCTTGAGCGTGCGCTGTCTGACGTGAGCAAGTTCGAGGGCGCGCTCAAGCAGTGCGTCAAGGTTCCGCTGTATCAGCACGAGTATGACGCCTACGTTCAGTTCTCGTACAACGTGGGCAGCGGTGCGTTTTGCAGTTCGACGTTGGTGAAGAAACTCAACCGCGAAGACTACGCGGGGGCGTGTGCCGAGTTGTTGCGCTGGACCCGAGCGGGCGGACGCGAGTTGCCCGGCCTAGTGAAGCGCCGGCAGGCCGAGTATCGGCTCTGCCTCGGCGCGTGACGATCTGGAGGAATGATGTGCAATCCGGTCTCTTATCTATATTGGGCGGTGTCATTCTGGCCGCTGTTCTGGCGGGAACTGGCTTTTATCTCGGCGACCGATACGGCCGTGGCCATGAGCAAGGGGTTTGGCTCAATGCCTACAAAGTTGCGGCTGATGCCTACCTTGAGTCTGCGCGCCGTGACGCCGAAGTTGCGTCAGAACGACTGTCGCTTGCATATCGTCAGCGACAAGCCGTCCAGGCCCGAGTGACTGAGGCCGAACATGCGCTTGATGTTACCCCTGCTTCCGCTGTGTTTTCTGCTGACGAGTTGCGCGTCCTCGACGCCCTTCATCGCGCCCATTTCGGCGACGCCGGCAGCGTGTCGGATCGAGTGCCAGATTCCCCCGAACCCGCGCAATCCAGCCAAGGACTACGTCAAGGATCTGTACCGTTGGGGTTCCGAGTGTCGGAACCTGCACAGCGACTGCGTCATTCAATCGACCAAGGACGTGAAGAGTGAGTGAGTTCGAGTCCTTGAAGAAATGGGCCACGCCGAGACAGCAGTCTTATCTTGACGCAGTCGAGAAGCAGGGCAGTTGTCGCGCGGCGGCTCGCGCCCTCGGTGTTCATCACAGTGGGATCGTCCGCGCGATCGCCAGTCTCAAATATCAAGCGGCTGTCTCTGGTCATAGCCCTGAGCACGATATGACGCACACCGTGCCTGATGGATACCAGGTAAAAGGGGTTTCGACCTACTACAACGCCGAGGGAAAGCCGACTGGGCAGTGGGTGAAGTCGAGCCTCGATTACGAGCGGCAGGCTGAACTTTTCAAGGCGTGGGTTGAGACCCTGAGCGATGACGTGCGCGGGAAGGCGCAGCCTGTCGATGCGCCGAAGCATTGTGACGCAGACCTCCTTGCCGTTTTTCCAATCGGCGACCCGCACTTCGGTCTGCGCTCCTGGTGGCAGGACGCAGGGGGCGACTTCGATCTTGGCATCGCCGAGAGCCTGACGTTTTCGGCCGTGGATCGCCTTGTCGACTCTGCCCCGGCCGCAAAGACAGCGGTGTTGCTGAATCTCGGCGACATGTTCCACGCCGACAACCAGAGCAACCAGAGCAAGTCGGGCCATCAGCTTGACGTGGACGGGCGCTGGAGCAAGGTGCTGCAGGTCGGCTTGCGCACGATGATTCATTGCATCAAGCGCATGCTGGAGAAGCACGAGACGGTTGTGGTTCGCATCAATCGCGGTAACCACGACGGACATTCGTCTTACGCCCTCTCCCTCATGTTGTCGTGCTACTTCGATCGTGAAGCGCGGGTTGACGTGGACATCAGCCCCCAGCCGTTCTGGTACTTCCAGTTCGGCAAGGTGCTGATCGGCTCGATGCACGGCGACACTGTTAAGGGCAAGGACATGCTGAGCATCATGGCAGCGGATGAGCCTGAAGCGTGGGGCCGGACAAAGCACCGCTACTGCTATCTGGGCCACGTGCATCACCACGACTCGAAGGAGTACGCGGGCGGCATCGTGGAGTACTTCAGGACGCTGGCCACTCGGGATGCGTGGCACACGGCCCAAGGCTACCGTGCCGGGCGGGACATGTGTTTGATCGTGCATCACAAGGAATTTGGTGAGATTGAACGCCACCGTGTCGATGTCGGAAGCCTGACCGGAGCGTGAGATGGAGATGTACGGACGTTTCTCTCGTGACGGAGAAAAGTGGGTGTACGCCTGTGCGTTGTTTCGTGGCGAGGGCGACACCCCAGAGGCGGCGTATGCCGCGTACCTGAAAGTATTTGATTCGCGTGGGCCAACGCTCCCGCAATTTGACAAGAAGAAAGGGGGTTGAGATGTGGACGCTACACGATGAATCTTTGTGGGCAGGTACCGAGTCGAGTCTGGCGGCAGCCGTCAAGGCGGAAGAACTGCGCCAACAGTGGCTGGCTTCGGGCAAGCAGTGGGAGCAGCAAGAAGAAGAAGATCGGCAGCCTCGTCTGCTCGAAGTGGACGGCAGCATCGCATACGTCACCATCAAGGGGTCGCTCAACAACGACGATGACCGTGGCTGGAATGCGTATTTCGGAATGACGGGCTACCCCGAAGTCCGGGAAGCCGTGCTTGCGGCAGCCGAAAACCCGGATGTCAAGCATGTTGTCCTGAACATCAGTTCGGGCGGCGGCACGGTGTCTGGGCTGGAAGACACGGGCAAACTCATCGCCCTGATCAACAGCCGGGTCAAGCCGGTGACGGCCTACACGGACTCGGCCATGTACTCGGCTGCCTACTGGCTCGGGGCCTCTGCCGGCGAAGTGTATGCAAGCAAGTCTGCCGGGCTCGGCTCTATCGGTGTGATCGCCACACATATCGAGCGGTCGGAAATGTACAAGGAGATGGGCCTTGGCGTCACCGTGATCCGTGCTGGCAAGTACAAAGCCCTCGCCAACTCGGCTGAGAAACTGACCGAAGAAGGCAAGGCGCAGATTCAGGCGGGTGTCGACATCGCTTACGGCATCTTCAAGGACCATGTTGCTGAATCGCGCGGAAAGTCTGTCGAGTACGTTGAATCGGTGATGGCGCAAGGACGAGAGTTCTACGGCCAGGCAGCCGCAGACGCCGGCTTGATTGATGGTGTGAAGTCGTTTGATGAAGTGGTTGACAAGATCACAAATTCTATTGATTCATCCATAAATTCCGTTTATAGTCGCGGGAAGCAGGCTGGCAATGTGCGAGCCGATGCCACTGAGGGTTCTACGACGATGAAGAAGAAGGCGCTGACCGAGAAAGATCTCGCTGCGATGGCTGCCGGTCTGCCGGTTGTGCCGGACGCCGAGGTGGTCAAAGAAGAACAGGTGGGCACTGAGGCGACCGAGCACGAGGCTGCGGCCGAAGCCGAAGCCGCAGCCGAGGTTGTTGCAGAGGTCAAGGAAGATGTCACTTCTGTGGCCACTATCAAGTTGCTGAGCGAGCAACTGAAGGCGTCGCAGGACGAACTTCTGAACGCGAAAGTCGAAGCGGCTCGTCAGCAGGACAAGATCAATGAGATGAGCGCGGTTGTGGGTCCGCTCAAGGACATCGCGGCGCGGGCCATCAACAACATGCGGGTTGCGCTGGGCGGCTCCGCGATCGACATGTGTGCCTCGGCGCCGGCTCAGATTCTGGCCGAACACGTGTCTGTGTCAGAAAGTTTTGCAGCCAAGTTCAAGGTGGGTGGTGTTGCCGCCACCGACGTGGACGCGGTTGCAGAAAAGGACGAGCGCAAGGTGGACGCCTTGACCCATGCTCGACTCAACGCTGTTCGTTTTTCAAAGTGAGGGTTTGAGGTATGGCTACCAAGTTCGAGATCGTTGAGACGATCCATAGTGAGAAAGTGAAGACCGTCCGCCTCGGCGCGACGGGCGCCGGCAACCAGTACGACGACAAGGAAGTAGGCAAGGCCGTCAAGCTGTCCGGTCCGTCTGCTTATGCGCTGTGCGTCGCTGGCGACGCCATCGAGGGCGTTGTCTCGTCCGTCAACGGCGGCAAGTACGACGGCTTTTCGATCGGCGGCATCGTCAGTACCGGCTACAAGGCTGTAACTTTCGACGGCCTGCAAGGCACCCCCGGCACCGGCACGGTCGCTCTTGGCGACTATGTCGTGGTCGGCACCGTGGTGGCCAAGGGCACTGCCCTGTCCGGCGCCCTGAAGGTTACTAAGGCAACTGACCAAGCTGCCGCCAAGGCCGCTCCTTTCAAAGCCCGCGTGGTGTCGCTCGGCACTGCAGGCACTGGCGCAGTCGGCACGACCGGCGTCGTCGAACTGTTCTGATTTCGGAGAGTATAGAAAATGGCAAGTTACATCGACATCAACGGTCAGGTTCAGCAACTCAGCCTTGAGCCGACCGTCTACCGTCAAGCCGCCGATCGCGGTATGACGGTCAAGCAGATGATCAACGTTGATCATCCTGTGCAGCAAGGTTCCGCCTCGGCTTGGGATCAGGTCTGTGCTTCGGAAGGCATGTTCGCCGGCCGGGACAACGACTACGGCATCGCCCCCGCCACCATGAACGCGATCCTGAACGGCCGCCCGCAGATCGAGGGTGCGTCGATCGTGCGTGACGCAGTTCCCGCCTCCCGTATCCTGTTCCCGATGTTCCAGATGTCGGCGATCGAGGACAAGCTGCGCAGTTCGGACTACGGTGCGCTCGCCATGTTCAACAGCGCCGCCGCTGTCGTGGATACCATCAACGCCGACCGCTTTGAGCGCCCGATCCTGAACTTCTCGCGTCCTGAAGGCGCGCGCAGCAAGGCGGTCGCGCAACTGTCCGAGCCGGCCTCGATGCTCTCGATCACCGCGAGCGACAAGTCGTGGCGCGTGACGGGTACCTCGATCGGCCTCGAAGTCTCCGACCAGGCGCTGAACACCAGCCTTGATCTGGTGACGCTGGCCATGGTTCGCCAGGCTGAAACCGAGATGCAGGAAAAGGTCGAGGGCTACCTGCTCGCCTTCCTGAATGGCGACACCGACCTTGACATGGCTGCGCTGTCCACCATCTCTGGTGCCGTGTCGACGGCCGTTTCGCTGGATGCTGCCGCTACCGCTGGCATCACCCAGAAAGCGTGGGTCAAGTGGCTGTTCAACAACAGCCGCAAGCGCAAGATCACCCATGTCATCTGCGACCTGGACAGCGCGATGGCGATCGAAGGCCGTGCCAACCGCCCGAACGTTAACGGCGACAACGCCACCAGCAAGCGCATCGACACGCTGGAAAACGTGATCAACCCGATGTGGCCGGATCAGGTTCAACTGATGATCAGCATGGACCCGAACTTCCCGGCGAAGACGCTGGTGGGCTTCGATGCCGGCTACGGGTACCACGTGGTCAACTCGACTGTGCTGAATTACAGCGCCGCAGAAGCCTACGCAGTCCGTCGCAGCACCAAGTACCGCATCGACACCGGCATGATCGCGTATCGTCTGTTCGACGACGCCTGGTCGGTCCTGACCTACACTTAAGCAAAGCGGTTAGGGTAGTAGAAAACCGACCTCCGGGTCGGTTTTCTATTTGTCAACATTCAAGCCTTCCTTACAGCAGACCAAGCCGCTATACTCCATAAATCACAGGAGAGCAACTGATGAGCACTGTCAAGGCCACGAAGTCAACTCAGGTTCCGCCCAAGGCTCCGCCCATTCCGCAAGCGAAGGCCAACCAGGTCGCGCACCTCAAGGCTGTCTATGGCCACATGGTGCACCCGTTCACGAACGAGACCTTCAACATTGATCGGGTGACGTCCGCGACGCTGGATAGTTGGGTGCAGGCGCAGATCGACGCGGGGAAACTGACCCATGTCAATTCTTGACTACACGAGTTACGACGAGGTCCGCGCCGCGCTCGGTGTCTCGGTCAGTGAGTTGTCCGATGACACCTTGTCCTTGCTGATGTACGAAGACGCCCTTCTGGCCGACCTCGACGACATCGACGACCAGTTGGCTACGACGTTTGCCACGGTTCAGGTCGAGCCTACGCCGACCGATGCGCAGACGCGCTTTCTTCGGGTGACGCGCTTGTTCGCGACCTACTCGCTGGCCAAGGCGTTGAGCGCTACGCTGCCGATGTTCGGGCCGAAATCAGTGGAAGACGGCAAGGCGCGCATGGAGCGGTTCGCGGACCCGTATAAGGCCACGATCGCTTCCATTCTGGCCGAGTACGAGAAGTGGCGCGGCCGGGTGCAGCAGGCGTACATCGCCCTTGGTCAGTCCGGCACCACGGCAACGGCCCGCCCCTACTTCGCCGTAGTCTCTCCGGCCTCAGACCCGATCACCGGAACCTGACATGGAACTGAGCGCAGCCTCCACCTTCTTCGATCGCACGCTTGCCGTCGACGCTTATGCGCCGCGCTACAAGTTCAAGTGTCAGATCGAGCCGCTGGACATGTACCGGACCGAAGGAACACGCATCAAGGTCCGCAACATGAGCACGGCCCCCGGCGTGGCAATGCCAAGCCGTGGGGCAATCCGTATCGACTCGCAGCCCTATCTGGTCAGCGACAGCAGTTCGGATCACTGGGAAGGCCGCGCAATCCGAAAGCGTTACGTGATCCAGGGGGCTGACTATGTTGTGGAAATCAGAACAATTGCGCAGGCTCTTGCGGGTGAGACGGGAACGTCAGCGTACGCAAGCGTCGACTTCAACAAGTACGGAACCGACGAGCGAGACTCATCCGACTACCACCCCCAGTACCACATCTTCTTCTCAGGAACCGAAGCCGTCCCGGAAAACGCGATCCTGACATCGGGTGATCGTGCGTATCTGGTCCGCAACAGTTACCGGACACCGGCCGGGCTGACGGACGCGCTGTCCAACGGACTGGATGACCCGTTCGTGAGCGTGACGTTCAGGACACGTACCTACAACCCGCTGACAGACACCCACTCGGAGTCGAGTTCCAGCGTCAACGGTATCCTGATCCGCTGGCAGGACCACTTCGTCTACCTGTCTCAGGGTTCGGGAGATTACGAGCGCGGGGACGGGCAACTGCTTGTGGCTAGCTCTGTTGTTGCCAAACCCGAGGACACTGTTGAGTTGCGAGGCGTAGCGTGGCGCGTGCTTTCTACGGTTGAGCACGCTGACTTCACGTCTCTGCACGTGAGGCGGGCATGAGACTGACGTTTCCGCGCAAGACCATCGTTGCGCAGGTGCACGCAACGATGGTGGCCGCTTCAAACCGACTCTTGGCAGATACAAAGCGTATGGCTTACGACACGCTGATGTTCGCCGCAAAACACTCTCCCCAGTGGACAGGTACGTATGCGGCCAACTGGCGACTGTCAATCAACAGGCCGCGCCCTGGCAACAACAAGGACGAGGTTGCAACCGATGCCGAGCGGGATTATCCGCAGGCTCGGGAGGGTGGCGTTGTGGCGGTGCGAACAGTGGCCAACAGCCCCGGCTCGAAACTCTCCGGGTTGAAACTCGGGGACCGCATCTTTCTGTCGACACGCGCCGCGAACGCAGACGGCGAGGAATACCACTGGGATGTGGAGGGTGGGCTGATCCGCTTCAGGGAGGATAACCCCACTGCGCGATCCAACAAGGGTCGAATCCTTGAGTTGGCCCGGCTCAACCTGAAAGCCAGAAACGCAGGAAAGTTGAAATGACAACGTATGTTGAGGCGCGCGATGCGATCGTTTCGTTCATTGAAACGAACTTCTCGGCCATCCCGAGATTCTACGAGGACGCTCAGACTGTAGACCTCGACGCGGTCGGTACGACTTTCCTGAAGATCGGCATCGAGTTCGTCGAAGGGTATCAGGCGAGCCTGGGGGCGCAGCCGCTGGATAGGACCCTGGGCATTATCTACTTCTGTGTGTTCTCGAAGGAAGCAACGGGCGGTCGCGCCGCGCTGCAGATTTTCGATACGCTCAAGCAGACTATTCAATACCAGCGACTCGGCGGGGTTCAACTGGAGGCGGTTCGTCCGGGAGATGTGGAGCGACAGAAGGGATGGGTCAATCGCGAACTTCTGGTTCCGTTCTGGTTTGATTCCACCGCATAGAATCGTCTTATGCTTGCATAAAAAACACTGATGCGGTAGTCTTCCGTAGAGCCCCACGGTGGGCGCATATCGGAGATTCTAATGGCACTCGCATCATCCAATCGCGCCCAGGTACGCTTCATTCCCGAAGCGACCTTCGGTGTGACGCCCACCACGGGCAACTGCACCAATCTGCGCGCTACTGGCGAGACGCTTGCGTTCGAGATCCAGACGACCACGTCGCAAGAGATCCGCGCTGACCGTCAGATCACGGACGTGGTCCAGACCGGCGCATCGACCTCGGGCGGGGTCAACTTCGAACTGTCGTACAAAGAGTACGACCCGTTCATTGAGGCTGTTCTGCAGGGCACCTGGGCGCACTTCGGTACTGCAGGTCTCGGCACGGCGGCCGCTGTCGGCATTAACTCTACGGCCGGCACCCTGACGTGGGGGGCCGCCCCGACTGGCAGCGATGCACTGACGAACCTTGAAGTTGGCCAGTGGTTCAAACTGATCGCCCCTTCCGATGCCGCGAACGGCGCCTACCTGAAGGTCGCGAGCCGCACGTCGACGGCGATCACGGTCGATGCCGCGACGCCGATTCCTGGAACAGGCACTCGCGCGGCTGTTGCTGGTACTCAAGTCAAGTCGTCGCGCGTCAAGAACGGCACGACGCAGCGGTCCTTCTCGGTCGAGAAGGAGTTCGCTGATGTGGCCCAGTTCTTCCTCTATAAGGGGATGACGGCCAGCAAGATGAGCCTGCAGTTCCAGACGGGCGCCATTCTGACCGGCAACTTCGACTTCATGGGTACGGTTTCGGCCCGATCCGGCACGACCCAACTGCCCGGAACCCCGGTCACGTCGCAAGCGTTCGACGTGATGAACGCGGTCTCCGGCGTCGGCAACATTTACGAGGCGGGCGTTCCGCTGACGGGCACGTTCATCAAGTCCATCAACCTCGACGTGGACAATGCGCTTCGCGGCCAGGACGCCATCGGCACGATGGGCTTCGTGGGTATTGCGTCCGGCACGATCAGCGTCGGCGGCGCGGTCGAGATGTATCTGGCTAACGGCACCATGTACGACAAGCTGATCAACAACACGTCCAGTTCGCTGTCGTGGTTCGTGCGTGACGGTCTGGGCAACGGCTACGTGATCACGGCGGAGAAGGTCAAGTTCTCGGGCGGCGGCGTCACGGCAGGCGGCCTGAACCAGGACGTGATGCTGTCGATGAACTGGCAAGGGCTGATGGACGCTACCGGCAAGACCCTTGCGATCGATCGTCTCTGATTAAATACCGGGCTGCGTGCCTCTTGGCCCGCAGCCTAAGTTGTCACAATCAACAGGAGTATCAAGTGGATATTTTTGCCACCTACGCAGTGAACGAAGACCTTGAAAACAACGGCACCTGGGTTGAAATGGGGGACGCTCGCTTCCTCATCGCTCGTGCTGGCAACAAGGCGTATTCCAAGCTTTTCACCAAGGAGTACGAGCGTAATCAGCGTGCGCTTGACCGCAAGGACGCGGCGGCGGATGAACTCGCCGACAAGATGATGGCCAAGGTCATTGCCAAGACCATCCTGCTCGGCTGGGAGAACGTCAAGTTCAAGGGTGAGCCGCTTGAGTATTCCGTGGCTAACGCTGAAATGCTGTTGACCTTCAGGGATTTCCGCCGCGATGTCATGAAGATGGCTGATGACTTTGATGCTTACAAGGCTGTTAAAGCTGAGGAAGACGAAAAAAACTGAGTGAGTGGTACCAGTGGTATCTGAGGTGGGGCCATGAAGAGCAGACCCTCAAAAGCATCTTAGATGCCACTGGCATCACACCATCTGGGTTGGCAGATAAACCAACGCTGTCACCTGAGTTGCAGTCAGTCTGGAGTATCTACTGCCTTCTAGCCAATTGCAGAAGGTACTCTGAGTGTGGGCCGGACCCAATCTCAATGGTGGACCTTAAAGCCTACTTCGACATCGCGTATATCGCGGATTATCAAAGTAGGCTTTATCTTGTGCAGATGCTCAAAGCTCTGGACGTGCTGTACATCAACCAGCAGGCTGAGAAAACGAAAGCAAAGTTTGAAGCCGGTAAACCCAAGTAGGCGGCCAGTATGAGTGAGCAGAACCAGGTAATTCTCGACACGTCGCAGGCTAAGTCCGCGCTCGCTGAGCTTGAGGTTCGGCTCAAGAGCCTTGACCGGGCAATGGAAGGTGTCTCCGCCGAGAAACTGATCGGGGAATACAAGCGACTTGTAGCTGGAGCAGCCGCGCTACGTGCCGAGATGGTAAAGCTTTCGGCTGCGAAGGGTCCCTCGGCAGAAGGCATGCAGCAGTACCGAGCCGAACTCGCTTCCGTTCTTACGCGGATCGGACAACTCAAGGCGGGCTCGCAGGGGCTTCAAGCCGCGCTGGAGAAGCAAGGCTTGGCCGTTGGCTCATCCAAAGCTGCAATGGTCAGTTATAGGGCTGTCATCGATGGGGTCGGACACTCTTTCCGGGAAGCAGGGAAATACAGCCAGGGCTACGTTAAGGCACAGGCAGAGGTCCAGCGGAAGGCCCGTGAGGCGCGCAAGCAGCAGGAGGCGGACGGCGCGGCCATCAACGCACTCGTGCGCAGGCAGGCGGCTGAACTGAGGGCGGAGCGTAAGAAACAGGAAGAGATTGGCGCGGCCATGTCGCCGGGCTCATTCTCGCGCTCAGCCGAGTACCGAAGCGAGGTGTCCAAGGGCGCGGCCATCAACGCACTCGTGCGCAGGCAGGCGGCTGAACTGAGGGCGGAGCGTAAGAAACAGGAAGAGATTGGCGCGGCCATGTCGCCGGGCTCATTCAAAAAGACTGCCGAATA